GTGGACAACACTTTAACCGATGAAGAGGGCACAAATATATTTGCGGACTGGAGATATTTGGTTCAGTAGGTAAGATCATGAGACAAGGGACAACACCAACTCTGGTCATTCACACGTCAGGACTCGAGCTAGAGAAACTAACAAGTCTATATTTAACGATTGAACAGAATGGGACTATTCTAACAAAAAGAATGGAAGACCTAGTGATTGAGGAAAACACTGTGGCTGTAACGCTAACCCAGGAAGAGACA